TACCTTTTACGTACATGAAATAAACCACATCGCCAAGAGCTTTAATATCCTTGGCGCGATATCCATCCTTACGATAGAATGTCATAGTATCGCCGTGAACGTGGAAGTATCCAATATGGATTGCTTTTTTGAGAGCTTCTTTTGCAAATGTCATGATTAACCTTCCGCGCTTGCGATGAGTTCACCCATTTTAAAAGTGAAGCCGACATAAGCTTCTGCCCAACGCTTTGCTTCTTTCAAAGTTTCAAAGTACATATCCTGGCAAACCCATGATGAGTATCTTCATTTTCTTTCCTATGCGTTTTTATATGCGTACTCAAGAGCACGATCAGCTTCAATTTCAAGTGGTCGATTTTCATATCTATTCGAAGTATCACGATCAAGTTGACGAATCAAGTCAGCGATTTCATAAGATGTAATTGGATACTCACGTTTGATTGCGTTGACAGCAATGGAAGCCATGATCTTGTAGATCATTGCGTAACGACCAGTATTATCTGTATACGCAATTGATTTATATTCTTGTATAAGTTTTTTATTTACAAATGGGCAGTCATGATAACTTGACCATGTAAAGCCAGTTGCTTCCATCTTTGACTTACGATGATCAATCACTTGCTTTTGAATTTCTTCGGGTAGTCGGTCAAAGAAATTGTTTGAAGCTTTCTTTTGAACATATGGGTATTTTACTAAAAGCTCATCGACATCAATAGAATGCCCATGATTAGAACCACTAGTAAAGTAGAAGTTGTAAGCATTTGTATAATCTCCTGGTGTATAATACATACGACTATAGTCTTTACATTGTTTATCACCTAAGTCTCCAAGATCAGATTGAAGCGCAAACCAAAAATGTCGGATTTCATCTGGATCTACATCCCGACTCAATTCGAATACGAGTCGAAACTTAGGATTTTCAAGCGTACTACTCGCTGTACTATAGCAAATAAACTTTTTATCTTTTACGATATTTTTTACAAAGATTTTTATGTCGTTATTAATTTCAGCGCTGTCAACATCAACAGCAGTCCAACCGATCCAACCAAGGACATTCCGATTGGCCCGAGTTGTATTATCAACATAAGTAGCCGGTGATATAAGTTCAGCATCTTTCTTACCTTTCAGCTTGCGTTGTGATAACAAACAGAGAAACTTCTCGAATTGATTCCAATCCGAGAAGTCAAGTTGAGAAGGTTTGTTATCCCAAATATTTTTAAAGTGCGAGATCGAGATCGCCATGATTATCTTCGTGATTAGGCGCTACCCAGTCATAGCCATGTGTTTCTTTTGTAGGTTTTATCAAATCCGGAAGCCCAAACGGATTTGGACGACCAGGTTTTACACCGGGTTCTTTATTCATATTCGGTTCATACACTCGATCCCATGCTTCATTAGCATCAACTCCGAATACATCAAGAGTGCCAATAGCAAATACACAAAGATCAATAAGACCGTCAACAATTTCTTCGGGATCCTTTGCTTCAATAGCATCAAAAGATTCATCAAGTTCTTCTTTACACATGTTAAGACGGAAATAAAGATACTCTTTCATGAGTTCTTTATTATGCTTATTATTTTCAAACCAATCATGCACACCATATTTAAGATGCATCATTCGAATATCATTAGCCCAATCAGACATAGTATATACTCCATTGTTATATTATATTCTACCACAGTTTTTCAAAAAAAGAAACTGTCAAGTGACGCTTTAGCACCGACACCTCCAGCACTCCAACCAAGAGCTTTGAGAATAGGCGATAAGGGTTCAAGGAAAGTTTTTTCAAACTGCAAGTTATAATCCACTCGACTATGAAGATTAAATTCTGGAGGAAGATAACCCGGGAATGATACTACGTTTTCTTTGAATGCATTTGGTTTCTTAAGATACACGAACTTAATCTTCTCACCATTCTTAATCACTTCGTATTTCTTTTCAAGAGATTGATTTTTTAGATAATGATTATATAGTAAAGATCCACGAACATGGATTGGAGTACCCTTCGAATAAATGTCGTGCTTATCACTCCACTTATCAACTTCTGATACTCCACGAGGAAACGCGACTTCTTCTGGAGGCAGTTCACTGAATGATTTTTTAAATTCGGAAATAAATTTTTGAGTATCAGACTCAGTACCAGAAATCATAATATGAAAGATCTCTTTGAACTTCTTACGTACAAACTCGGGTGTTGAAGACTTGATTGCTTCGATACCCATCATCTTTAGCTTTGGTTCAGCGAATTGGACACCCTCAGAGTTATGTACATTTAGAATATATCTTTTCTTGGCTGTCCATATACCACGATCAGCAATGACTTCACGAGCCATTTCCATTCGAGGTGTATAACCATTCATTACAAAATAAAATTCATCATATGCTTTGTTTAGAATTTTTTCAAAATGGTCTTGACATATCTTATCAAGAAATGCGACTGGATCTTTTGGATTGAACTTTTTAACAAGAGCACTCATGTTGAGATATACTGAGTCTGTATCGATTGCGATCACATAGTCTTTGTTCGTTTTAAGCAGATTATTCATTTCTTCATTGATTGCTTTTTCAGCCCAACGAATTACGGTCTGACCAGTTAGAGTCACAGACTCAGCAAGAGCGTTATCAAAATACTTGAAGTATTTGTTGGCCATGGCACCATAAAGAGAATTCAACAGAATTTTAATCGCCATCTGATTATTATGCAACTGATTGATCTGAGCATCCAGTTTTGGATCTTTAGTTTTTTCATATTCAGATTGAGTAGATAGCATTTTCTTTTTGATACTCGTACGTTCAGCATAGTAATCTACAATGAGCTCAGGAATAATACCCTGCTTATCTTTCATGAACGGAACACCAGAAGCACAAACAGAATATGTATCATCCACTTGTGTTGATCGATCATGTTCAAGATAAAAATCTGTGCTTTGTTTGAAACGAATTGTATGATCTCGACACAGTGTTTCTGGTGAAATATTCTGTTGAACAATGATGTTAGGATAGAGAGAGTTCAAGTCAAATGATACAACCCAATCATGTGCACCAACTTGTGGATCTTTTACATAACCGCCGGCAATTGATTTACTTTTAATTTCTGGATTACCAAACACTGAGTATGGCACTTTTTGAATCTGTTTAACGGGTGACTGAATATTTTTACTCAAAAGACGACGATAGATAATTGATTCCCAAATAGATGTTGTGCCAAATGTATCTGATAGGTTAACCCCACCCCTATATCCCATCGTAAGGGCGAGAGAGATCAATCCCATTTTCTGATCGATCCGGTCAACTAACTGAACGTCTTTAATATTATAGTCAATAAACTTTTGGTGATCTTCTTTATACAATGTATAGAGGTTACCATGTTCTTCGTATGAAAGTTTACGCTCACCAAGCACAACGTATGCTATGTGATCAAGTTTATATGACTCTTGATTTCCATACGAGTATCCAAACTTTTGAAAGAGTTCAAGATAGTCAGCTTGTTGAATACCAACAATTTCATATGCAGGTAGTTCTCTTTGCATCTTTTTTACATTACGCGCATTGATCATACTCCAAGGAGATATTTTCTTGACAGCTTCTTCAGATCCAAGCAAGCGAATACGATTAATAAGATATGGGATATCAAAGAAACGAGAGTTCCAGCCAGTAATCACATCAGGATAATTCTTTGTCCAATATCCTAAAAACTTAACAAGAAGCTCGACCTCAGTATCACATTTATGATATTGAACCATATTACCATGTAGATCAATCTCAGATTTACTCGAGTCATAATCATCAAGTCCCCAGACTTGATAGACTGAAGACTTACTCGATTTAAGAGCAATCGAAATAATTGGATATGCTGCTTCTTCTGGTGTTGGAAAACCATCATCAGATGCAACCTCAATATCGAAGTTGACCACGTTAATATGGTTCATATTAAATTCAATATTGTTTGGAAACTTATGCGTAATGAATTGATGGATATAATTGGTTGTACCATAGATCTTAATATCATCGGTACCCTCATACATGTCCATGTATTCACGGGCCTTTGCCATTGTGTCAAATTCAATTTCTTTTAGGTTATGCCCGTCAAATGATTTGAATTTACTTTTTGTTTTAACAGGAATATAGAGCTTGGGCGAAAACTTATATTTATGAGAAACCGGTGTACCATTGTCAGTATAACCACGATACAGAATGCTATTTCCATAGCGATTTACGGATGTGTAAAAAGTCATTGAACCTCCATGCTTTGGAGCCATTTTAAACTAAAAAAAGGGGATTGTAAATCCCCAAAGTCACATTATTGCTTTTAATTCTTCGATTTGGTCCACCACACCAATTCTTCGATTTGGTGTGGTGGACCAGATACCGTAATTTCAGGATTACCATCAGGACCGGAAGGAATGAAAGATTCGAGTTTTAATTGATGGTCCAGAAGGAATTGAAGAAAGGTTTGAATTTCACAATCCCAGGCGATATCGAAGGTGTGTTGTGTGTGAGTCATACTGTATCCTCCATAGCTCATATTACCTATATAGTAATTGGTGCGGGAATTTAAACCTCTTCCCGCACTTTTTTTTTCTTTAGTTTAAAAGGACTTAGTCTTTCGTAGAAACGAATGAATACATCTCTTTAGCTTTAGCCATGAGTTCTTCCATTGAATACATCTTGTATGCATCTTGGACTTCTTCATACGTCTTCTTACCTTGCTCAAACATGTCATTCATGAGTTGAACGTTCATATGATACTGTTGGTCCATATAGTCTTTCGCCAACTTAATCATCTCTGCACGAATTTCAAATGGGTTCTTATGGCTCATTTCATCACCTTTGCCATAGCTGCACCAGCCGCATTTGCAAATGCGTTGGTTTGTTTCACTGCTTCTTTTGTAAATTCTGTTTGAACTTTAATGAACTCATTCAGAGGTTTACTCATTGATTCATCTTTGACCCAAGTATCAATCCAGGTTTTCTTAGCATTCTGGATCGCATCGATCCACATATTTGTCATATATTCATTCATGACATTCTCCTTTGTGTTGTGTGTGTATTAAATGGTTGATTTGCTCGCTGGTTCAACCATCAAAACCTCGATAGGTCGGCTACCTTGGTAACTGACTCATTCTTTATGCTGTTGCCAAACTTTGACGTCCGTATTTATTCTGTCTCATTGAATTGTACGGTGTTGGCGAAGTCCTGCCTCTATATATTTTCGGCGGTACCACTTTTGGTGTTGCCTTTGGTGTAGGAGTTTGGCTTCTTCTCTGCATATCTTTTCGTATATCTCTATTCATTTCAGGTGACATTCCACGGCGCGGAGGCAGCGCAGAAGTTTTTGGTGCAGCTGTAGGTCGTGGCTGAGGTCTTGGTGAATTTTTTGGTGCCGCAGTAGGACGTGGAACTGGTCGGGGTGATCCACTTAATTCTTCTCTTAAGGCGTGAAATGATTTCATGGTGTAATCCTTTTTTCTTTTATTTATATTTTCTTTTCATTCCATACGGCCACGAACCTTCTGGTTTCCAGTATTTGTTATTATACCATGCATAATCAAGTATTGTAAAACAATTAAGAGATGTATTATCTCTTAAAAATTTACACCATTTAATATAATCATTCATATATTCTATTATGTGTATCATGACAACGAATAAATGTGGCACATTTGCTCAGATTTTTCAAATTAATTGCTCACACATATTATATCTACTTTAATGCTGGGGGTGACCGGAGCCACCCCCGAATGCTGTTTCTACACATGGCAGATCAGCTATTGAACCTATTTATACAATATTGTGTATAGTTACTACGATACCTACACTTGCTGCAAGTCCTACCATCATTTTCATGAAGTCTTTTCCTACTAATGGAAAGACTGATTTAGTTTTCTTTTTACCCGTAAATGAAGCAATAGCCAATTCACGACCAGCAAGAAGCCCGACAAATACCCATGTTGTAGACATTGGAATATCATTCAACTCTTTAAAGAACCAAAGGATTAACCAATAGAATAAGTCAATCAATGTAGCACTTCGAACATAGCGAGTGTTATGTTTTTCCAATATGATCTTTTGAATCTTACCACCGTTTTCACGGAACATCCAATACAGACCGACGACAAAGACAACACTAATCAAAATCATTAAATCAACAGGAATGACTCTCGGTAAGAATACAGCAATATTCGCCATATCATGAGAAAGCCAAGTCCACCAAAGAAGACCAGTAGTTGTCCACTGTCCTATTCTCCAGTATTTCTTATGCTCTTCTTTTACTGGTTTTGCTTCATCAAGCCATTTACTTACAAAATACCATATACCATATGCTGCGGCTGCTGCAATAGCATAACCCATGATAGATTTAATAAGCATTTTTTCAAGAATGAATGTTGAAGCAAATGCTGAAAGGACTAAGAAACTTGTTGAAACAGGAATACCGAAACGTGTAAGAATCAATAGAATACCCGGTGCTAGAGCATGATACCATTGAACTTCTTGAAACGGAATTTTATTAAGGCGGCCATATGAAATATCACCTCCGTATGCATACCAGCCATACCATAGTGCCCATAAAAGAACAGCAGAGGCTGATAACCAAAGTACTTTAAAGTTGTAACGCTCATTATTTGAAGCGATCCATGTACCGAGCGTTTGTACAGAATCATTTGCTATAACTGAATATGCAGCCAGTAAAAAACCGACTACCATCCAAAGTGTGAGTAGTTCCATTTTATTCTCCTATATTGCTTGCAAGCTTTACCCTTGCGCTCGCATGATTATATATTAGGAGAAAAGAGAGGCCAAGGCCTCTCTTTATTTTTTATGATTTCAGTTTTGCAACTTGCATCATACATTCTTTAGCTTGTTTATGTAAACCCATTGATGCTAAGTGTGATGCTGCTCTACTGTATCCAATAATCTCGCAGTAGGTTTGTATCCTCTCCCAGATTCTGGCGACAAAAGAACTGTTACCAATAGTAATACTCTCAACATAAAACATTACACTCGTCCTTTTAAATTTTCATTTATTTGAACGGATCGGCGCATGTCTAAGTCGCCTTTTGCAGTTGAGTAAATATCACCTCTCGAAATACCAATATCGCGTAATTCATAATCAGACAAAGAACTGAGTTCTTTGTATGTCTGGTTAAAAATTTTCCATTTTTGATATGAGACTCGAATAGATTTTACCCAATCGAGTAGACTTTCAATTGGTTTCGTTAAGTAGCTGTTTAGTATTAGAACGTGTTGTGTCATTTGTTAATCCCTCGCAATGACCGATTTCGATTTTACGAGGACGCATTTTTTCAGGTACGACATACTTCAGTTCGATTGCAAGTATACCATCCTGAATATTTGCTCCGTGCACTTGTACATGCTCAGACAGCCGGAACGTACGCTTAAACTTCTTGGTAGAAATACCTCGATGAATAAACTCACGACCCCTAGACTTATGTTCACCCGCTACAGTAAGTGTACGATCCTTAACCTCAACAGATAATTCATCTTTAGAGAAACCAGCAATAGCTAGTTCAATTAGATAATCTGTTTCATCAGTTTTAATAATGTTATGAGGTGGATAGTGATCATTTGCGTGTTTAGCTGTCCATTCAAGCTCGTTGAATAGATGGTCAAAACCAACAAAAGATGAACGGGGAAATAGTGTTTGTAAGCCTGTCATAGTTATCTCCTTTTTACAAGCAAGATTAAAGCGAGTCGGATTATCCGCACTCATTATTATTTATATTGGAAAGCTATCTAGTTCCAATATTGTACTTGGGACATAGTGTCCACTGATCTTTCTCTTTAAAAGAAAGAATCTTAATTTGACGAAGAGGTGCAACCAACTCAGGATTCTCACCCGCAACATCAATTAAGCCCCAATCACTCAATAGAATAGCAATGGTATTTCTACGAGCAATATCATTTTCTTCAAGGTTCGACTTCTTACCATCAAGGAGAAAAAGCTCCTTAAAATGCACAATGAAATAACGACCTTGTTTATGAAGTATGTGACAACTCTGATATAGTTTTTTATCTTTACGAGATGCAACGCCAATACGAGTTAGCGTTTCTTTAACTTTTAAAAAATCATCTGGTTCGGCTAGAGTTACCTCGAGCATTTTGCTCGGATCCCATTCATATAATTTATTTTCTTCCA